TCCGAGCTGGCCTGGCCAATCACCCCATTCACCACTGGATAAAACGGACCGATATTGCCGGTCCGGTCCACCAGGCGCGCCCAGAAGAACAGCGTCGCGCCCGCCAGCAAGGACTGCATTCGGTAGTCGGCCTGCGGATATGCCAGGTCGGCCAGCTTCGTCGCGGCCTGCAGGTTGTTCGCCGGACCGTACCAAAGCTCGGTCCGCTGGGTATCCTCGGCGCCAGCAGGGAAACCCCACTTGATACTGATCCCGAACAGTTCGCTGGTGGTGGTCAGGAACGACACCGCCGGCGGCAGGCCAACCTTCCCTTCCAGGTTGGTCAGGCTGGAGTTTTTCCAGATCGACGAGATTTCGAAGGCGCTTACTGCGCGAACCCGGGCCAGGTATGCACCCGAGTAAATACCGGTGACGTCGACGCTCGTCGAGCCTGTGCGCTGTACCTTGATCCAGTTGCCGTTGTCCTTCCGCCACTCCACGTCATAGGCGACGGCGCCAGCGACGGCTGGCCACGAGATGTTCATGGTACTGATGGCAATGCCCTGGTTCACCGCGTAGCTCGACGTCAGCGTGACGCTGGCCGGCGGCGGTACCACGGTGATAGGGATAACACTGATCGGGCGCTCTTCCAGGCGAGCGCCTGTGTCGATGTGCGCAAATTTACTTGGGTCGTACTGCACCGCCGAGATTTCGAACACGCCAGGCTCTGGCCTGGCTACGCTGACTACGCGGTAAAGCGGGACGGCCAGGTCGTCAGCATCCAGCGCCCACACTAGTTCCGGCTCAGGCACAACGGAATAAGCCACGGTGACCGTGACCTGCCGCCCGCTGACCAGTTGCACCGTGCGGCCCTCGCACTTGCCGTCAGGCAGGTTAAGGATCAGCCGATCACCTGGTTTTGCCTGGGTGTCGCGGTCCAAGGTGATGACTTTGCCGTTCACCGCTGTGATACGCCCGCCAATGGCGCGGCCCGCCAGCAGTTCGTCAGCAATCGGGATCACGTAGCCAGGCAGCGGAATAAGCCCGTCGAGGCCGACCTTGAAGGTGACGGCCCGGTCCTTTGAGTTGGTCAGCAACGCCCACTTACCGCGGCGCTGGGCCTCGGACTCGCGGGTGCAACCGATGGCGCTGATCTCCAGCGGGTTATCGCCGTAGCGCCGCTGCAGCTTCTGGTCAGTCACTGCGGTGACGTCGGTGTCGTAGTTGTTCAGCGGATTGTCGTAGCTGACCAGCGCTCGGGTGTAGCGGGTCCGCTCCGATGCGCTGGAATAGGTGAACTTGCCGTCGATGACGTTTGCGCGGGTGTAGGCAAAGTCGAAGTCCGTTGCCCGCGGCATATCCGAGAGAGTGAACACCTGGCCCTGGGCCCAGTAGGTCATGCCTCGGTAGATCGCCGAGATATCGCGCAGCAGTGACCAGGCATCAGCTTTGCTCTGCAGGTTCAAGTTGCAGATGAAGCGCGGCTCCTGCCCACCCTTCCCGTCCGGTACCAGTTGGTCACAATACTGGGAGATCCGGTAAAGCTCCCACTTGTCCACCATCCACGGCTTGATGCGCCGGCCAAGGCCGAAGCGATCAATGGTGGTAATGCCGTAGGTAGCCCAGGTAGGGTTGTTGGTATAAGCCTCCTTCAATGTCCCGTCCCAAATTCCGCTATATGTGCGCGAAACTGGGTCGTAGTTGCTTGGGACTGGCCATTTGCGAGCCTTGCAGCCGACGGTTACCGCCGGAATGCTGCGAAATTTCTCAGCGGAGAACTCGATGTAGAGCAGCGCGGTGTTCGGGTAGCGGATCTTTGCGTCAATCACCTCGGTGAAGCCGGCGATCTGCATAGTGTCGGAAATTTTGTTGTTGTTCTGGTTGGGCGTAATCCGGGTGATACGCATCAGCCAGCCGGTAGCGGCCTTTGGCAAATCGATACGCCGGGTGCGCTCATACACGCTGGTGGTCTTGCCATCGACAGCTTCGCTCAGCACCTGCTGATAAGCGCCACCGTCAGTGGCCAACTCAACCTTATATTCGATTCGGTACCCGTTGATGTTGCCGCCGGCATCCACGGACTGGAGTGCGGGCCAGGCAAACCGCACGCGCACAGCGGAAAGCTGGGTGTTGTTGATCGCCCTAACCCATGGGGTGCCGCTGCGCAGCTCGGTGCTGATTGTGGTCTCGTTCTCTACCGATGGGATGCCCTGAATATAGGTCTGGTCCACGGCCCCGGTGCGCCACTCCCACTTCACATTCGGGAAGTTCATGTTGCCCTGCGGGTCTTGCAGCGGGGTGTTGTCGAGGTAGATGTCCCTGGCGGTCGGCGTGCCTTCGAATTCACCCTCGCCCACGGCGATGAGCATTTTTGCAATGGCAACCGAGCGCAGACTGTCAGGGGCTTCCGTTGGCGTTTTGGGCTTCTCTTCGCCGCCCTTCGCGCCGTGGATATTAATCTTGCGTGCTGCGCCCATGCTTTCCTCCAGGCAATAAAAAACCGCCTCTTGGGCGGCTGCAGTGTTGTTGGTTGCGGCTACATCTGATCTTCGGCGTAGATGGCGGCACTGATGATCGCCCCGCCCCAGCGGCGCTCGCCGATGCACAGCGGTACCGGGTTTCCGGATGCAGTGGTGTTCTTCGCGCTGCCGAACGCGTAGCCCGGTGTGTTCTCGGGCGCGGCGCTGGTCTTGAGCCCGCCAGCCTGGGGGCTGAGCATTTGAATGACGCCGCCGGCGACAAGGCCGATGCCCGCACCTATGAGGGGGGTACCGAAAGGCGTTGCAGAGAAAATAACACCCACAACAATCAAGATCGCGCCGACGATGGTCTGAAGAATACCGCCGCGCTTGCTGCCTACGACCACGGGCGCAATGCGGATATCTCCGGCACCGGTGTAACTCAGCTCCTTCTCCCCGATATTGCGCTTATCGCGAAACACCGCGAACTCAAGACCGCGCGACTTGGCATTCGAAAGAAACCGCTCGAATCCAGGGATCTGCACGCATAGTGCTTTGATCGCCTCAGCCGGCGATTTGACGGCAAGCTTGAAGGACTTTCCAAACTGTCGGAGCTGCCCGTGAAGTCGAATTGTCGTCATGGGTTGGTAGTTGATCGCTGATGCCTGCATCACTTTCTCCGGGAAATAAAAAACCGCCCGGAGGCGGTTTCAAGGTTTTCTTGATTCAGTTGTAATCGACATAAGGCCCTATGTAGAACCCAGCCATGTCGCCGCTGATACGGTACAGGCTTTCCTTGCCTGGCTGCACCGTTGCTGCAATGGTTCGAATTGCAGCGCCCCCGCACAAGCCAGAGCCAGCTAGGCCTGCACCGAGATTGGGCGAGCCCGGCGGAAGGTAGAATGTGGCACGCTGACCAGTTCCGATCTTTGCAGCCCTGCGGCCGTCGACATAAACAACGATGTCGCAGCCAGAACCCACCGCGCCAGAGTCGCGCACCACAGTGATTTTTCCGCTCTCGCCAGCTGGTTTAGTCTGGAAGGCATAGACCTCGTCCGACGGGACCGGCTTCGCATCCCGCACCGAAATCGCCGATGAAGCGCATCCCGCCAGCATCGCCACCGCCACCGCCGCTATCAAAATCCGCATGTCGTTCCCTCTTTGGTTTGGCGGGACTGTAGCACTGAGGGGTAGGATGCAAAAAGCGTCGCGCACAACCTCAGCGTTTTTTCAACCGAGCAAGGGAACATGACTCAAACTATTGAACTGGAAATCAACGGTACACCTCCGGACCTATCCGGACTGGTATGCGACGCCTTCATCTGCGAATCATTTGCCTGTGATGGGAAAGTGTTCGCCCCGGCCAACGTGAGTCACATCAGTTTCGGTGGTCGGCAGTACAGGGCCTATTTTGATTGCGGCATTATCTTCTGGCGCTCCTCATCAACACCGCCTGAGCCCTGGAGCGATCCGGAACAAGGCTGGAATTGCCCACACATAGATGTGGGTGCGCTCGCAGGCGTTGTAGGAGTCGCGCTAAACGGATACGTCATGGCACCCACCGCCACCGGAAGCACCATAGCGTTTCATTTCGCAAATGGAGTGCAGATCAGATTGGAGGACATGAATGATGAAACCCACTTCAGCATCCTGTGAACGCTGTTCGCCGATTCAGGCTAATCACACTGAAAACGCGAGTCTGGCCAGGCATCCGCTTCACTGAAGGACGGATGCAAAAAGCCCAGCGCGGGGCCAGGCCACCGCCGCTGGCTAAGCAGGCAAACGTCTAAGCACATGACCAATATGATCCCCAAAGTTGACAGCCCAGCTATCACCCAAAGGTGCCAAATAACCTATACGTGATCCATCGGTATCGAAGAGAACGCCGTCCCTAACTTGAAACACCCCCTCTCCCTGCCTAACAGGCTCTCCGACTCCGTCGATCAAATGGCCAATAGGACTGCCCGGCCCTCGATCCTTGAATACACCCCAGCGGCCTTCTTCATACGACTTGCTCGGCATAAATCCTCCTATCCGTGTTGCTGGCTAAATATCCGGAGAGCTTGCCTTATTAGCGATGCCGGTTCCAACCTCTTGCGCTATTCCTGTCCAGGCATCCAGCGTGGATGGAATGCCAGTAACTCGCCTGACTCGCCTGACGATTGCCGTAGTAGCGTTGCGCCTTCAATTACCAAGGAATGGCCATGTCAGTCAGAAGTCTCGTGAAAAATCTACCAGCAGATCCGGATATGCCTGGATGGGTGCTGGGGTGGGCAGTGGGTCGTAATGATCCATGGAGCTTTGTTGACATCTACGCCGACAAGAATGTCGCAGAGATCGAGGCTGAGCGTCTAGGTGATGGCCACACTGTGAAGTATGGGTCGCACAGGCTAGGAACCGATGAGTTTATGGGGGGCGGCGTAGAGCCTAGATAGCGACTGCCTGCGCCAAGCCAAAATCGATTCTACCCGGACCAGATACAAGCGCAGCCTGAAGCCCTGACTTGCCATGGTAGCTTCGGCTGTAGCCGCCTTTGCTCTGGCACTTGCCGGAAAATTTCACGCGATCAATCTCGACACCGCCATCAAGAATGGCGACTTCGGCTTCAGCGCCGCAGATTCCGCCACCAGTGATGGTGAAGAGGTCATGAATGGTCAGCATGTAGCGGTGTATGATTTGCATTTGGCCCTCCGAGCTTAGATCATCGTCGTGGTTAAAGAACGGTCTGCCACGCAGACATAAGGAACCTCGTGATGGACCCTCGATTTGTAGTTCAAAGAAACTTCCCGCGGTGCGATGACTACGACGAAAACTCATTCAATGGTCAACTACACGAGCACGCGCTCTGGGCACAAGATGAATACTGGCTCTTAGAGTGGGCTCTCTACCAACTGGCCAAGGAAGAGGAAATCGACCCTGAGCTCTACTGGCAGGTGTTTCGCATCTTCAGCCACTGTTTCCTTTCATTTGGCTGCCACCTCGATCGGAATGACGGCTACAGAATACGTAACCTCAAGAGAGCACAGCTATACGACTGTCGGGAAAGATTCCAGGTGGTATTTGAGGGTTTTTTCTCCAGAAATATGCCTGAGCAAAACATCTTTGAAGAAGAGAACCCACTGCTGCTCACCGTCCATTAACTTGCTGAAGTACCTCCTTCACATCAGATGATGCACGCCGGTCTTTGTGCCTGAGGATCAGGCGTGTTCGGTCATGCCATGGTCCGCCGTAGACGATGATCTCGGACGGCCTGCCGTATAGGTGATGAAGCAGAAATGGCCCTGGGCCGAACGTGCCTGAGTCTTCACCAGGTAGCGCCGGATCGGTGCCAAGGTATATGCCTGCGTGGTTCGGGTGCACCGTCCGGCCAACCTGCATAACGATCATGTCGCCGCGCTGAGGGCTGTCTACGCGCACAAAGCCGGCAGCCTCGTAATGCTGTTCGTAGAGACTGGCGTTTTCCGCGCTTTCCCACCAGCCATCAATGCGCTGGAAGGTTTCAAACTCAAGCCCCCACTCGCGCTGATACCAATCTGCGCATACAGCCCAACAGTCCCAAACTCCATGAACAAACGGACGCTTGAGCAGCGGCACGGCGCCAGACGGCGTGATCGTCCTGAGGTCTCCTTCGGGCCAGGAGAGAATGTGCCAGGGCAGCGCCGTGGCCTCGCACATGGCCAGGTCGTGCGGTGACGGCCTGCTGGTAGCGTCCGGGTGCGAGTGGACGATGCCGATCACTTCACCCAGGTCTTCCGCCGCGGCGTAGTCCTCGGGATCAAGCCGGAACTCTTCGTTCGGCTCCGTAGCAATGTTCCGGCACGGGAAGTACTTCTGCGCCCGGCCGACGGCCAGCAGTAGGCCGCAGCATTCGCGCGGATACTCGGCCGCCGCGTGCGCCTGAATGGCTGCGATGATGTGCTTGCGCATGGTCAGCTCCGAGCAATCAGGGAAACGGCGGGGAATCCACCAAAGGACAGTTCGTTGTTCTCGCCGAAGCGCAGCTTGCAGGACGATAAACAACCTTTGCACTGGTCCAGTGCCGGGTCATCCGTGGGGCTGTCCTCGTCGTCGAACATGGCCGCGCCGGTGTATCCGCAATCTGGCCCCCGGTAACCATTGGTCATGGCCCAGTGGCAGAACGTCGTCATTTGCCGGCCGGGCAGACCGTGGTTATCGATCTCGCCCGGTGAGGACAGCTCCCAGACCACCGCCTCGCCGTCTTCGCTGGTTTTTTGGTCGATGTACCATATCTCCAGCGCCTCCTGAGTCGGGTCAGCAGTTGGGTTGCCATCGGGGAAGTTCGCCGCATCCAGGTACTGGACCAGGGTCTCGCGAACCGTCAGCTTGAACTTCAGCATGTCCTCAAAAGCCAAGCACAACGCCGTGACCCGCCCGTTGACGTTGCCGGCGGCGAACGTCGGCCGAGAGGCGGTACCGTCGCTGCTCGAGGAAATGCCCTCAATCTGCACCGGCCAGGCCGCGTACTCTTGGCCCTGCCAGATAATCGACTTAGCGGGCAAGTCGTCCTTAGAATGCTCGTAGGCCAGCAGTTCCTCAGCCGTGTGCGGGATTGCGTGGCCGTGGAAGCGCAGGTAATCAGCGCCGTATTCCGTCCCGTCAATTTCAAACAGGCGAATCTCGCCGCCGGGCTCCAGTTTCTGGATGTCCGTGATCAGTGCCATGGGCGGTTATCTCAGGGGTGAAAGGTTTGCTGGAAGGTGGCGGTGATGGCGTAGACCTGGCCGCCGCGGTGAGTCGGCTTGTAGCCGTTGCACTTGTAGAGGCCAAGCTCGCCAAGGGGCGGCTCCCATAGGAAACCCCGCGCCCCTTTGTGCCGATCCAGGAACGCCATGATGTCTTTGATACGCGGCTTCAAGCCAGTGAAGGTCACCGGCCAGGATTGCGTCCGGTTGTTGATCCCATCCTCGACCGACTGCTCGTAACCGTCGCCGAATTTCTTGGAGCGGACGCGCTGGGCAATATCGCCCTCCGCCCCCTTCTCCGTCGCCCAGGTGAATCGTTCGATAGCCATCAGCGCCCCTTGATTGCTTTGTTGATGACGCCGCCCTGGCGCATGTCCTTCGAGCGCAGCTCTTGATACTTCTGTTCTACGAAGCTCGCCAGCTCCTTGCCGAACAAGTCGTAGCCAGGCGCGTCAGCGGTGG